ACTGTTTTAGATTCTTGTACGGAAGTTACCAGGCCCTGGCTAAAATTGGGGACTACTGGAATTGCTGCAACTGGAGAGGCCAACAGCAGCAATAACGGACTAACGGCTTTGCAGTTCACTGATCACCTGCCCTATTGCACTGGTGTTTCCTGAACCTGGGGTCAATGTAATAGCACCAGACGTTTGTATACTTCCAGCTAACGATCCTGCGGTTCCTTGAAGTTCGCTTGTAATGTCACCAAAAGCAGGAACTTCTCCAACAGTTGGTGCGCTAGTTGGTATTGTGTCGCCTGCTGAATAGCTAGTTGAAAAAGTAAAAGAGTTACCGGCGGTTTTTTGCGTCACGTCAGGAAGCGTTATGGCATTGACGCCATGCGTAGCTGCTCCAAGTCCGCCAACAGCATCACTGGTAGTTGAACCACCTGCGGTCACGCTGGTGTCAATCCCATTCCCGCTGATGCTGTAGCTGTTGCCGATCCGTATGGCGCGGGTTGAGGCCGCACCGACATCGAGTTGCAGACTGCTGCTGATCCGATGTGTTAGATCCGCCTTAGCAGGCAAAGCGGCTGCGAATGTGATCGCTAATACCAAAAGTGTTCGGTTCATTTGATTCCGGTTTTGGTGTCTTTGTTATCTACAATAACGCCGTTTTCTTCCTTCTTTTTCTTACCGATCTTGCCCAATGCTGGCGTATAAGTCGCAGCGGTCCCAGTCAGCAAAGAGGCCGGGAACGTAGGGTCTACAGCTTGCGAAAAAATTCCCAAATAGTTAGCCGTCAAAATGCCCATCGACCATAGAAGAATCGTGATCCGAACCAGGTCGCCAAGCCATGAATGGCCCTGGTCGTCTTGTTCCTCTGGTTTTGCTGGTGGTGTTTCTGCCATTGCACAACGGAGCTACCCTCTAAGGGTAACGATCAGGACAAACCATGCTGCTACTGATCCGGCCCATCCTGTTTCGGTTCATGCAGTCGGATGGCGTCAAAAAGCTAGTTATCGATCTTCTGGAGGCATATTGCTCCTCGACTGACAATACGATCGACGATCAACTTGTTTCATTCGTGAGGAAAAACATGTATCCGGCGACAAGAATCGAACAATAAAATGCGGTTTGAGTGGGTCATGTTGAGTTTGCTGCCATTTTTTCAGCATTTCAGAGAAGATTCCCCTTACCACCTAGCAGGTGTTGCAGCTTTACAAGCAGCAATGCCTGATGAACTCTTGTCAACAGACAGTGAATGGTATGAAGCCTGGCAGGCTGCTGGTATTGATCAACAAGTTCATGTCCCCTACTTTCGCCAACTCGACAACGGCCCAAATGGGTGGCGTGATTGTTTCTCCTCCGCCGCCGCCATGCTCGCCGCCAGTCAAGGTGTGGTCTCTAGTGATAACGAATACATCGTCACCCGCTCCAAATATGGCGACACCACAAGCGTTGATGCGCAGCTTCGTGCATTACGGGCCTTGGGCCTCGATGTTGTATTTACTCAGCAAGGCACGCCGCAAATGGTTGAAGAAGCCATAGCACGCGGTTCTGGGGTTCTTGTGGGCTGGCTCCACGCTGGCAACTTGTTGCGTGGTGAGCCTCCAATGTGCAACAGCTCTTCCTGTGGTCACTGGTCAATTATCGTTGGTTTCCAGGGCAAGCACAGCCCAGTCGGCGACCAGTATTGGGTGCTACATGACCCGATGGGTTTTCCCTTAATGCAAGAGGGTGGACATGACAGATCAAGGTCAGGCAAATCTGTCAGGGTGCGCCAGTCTGAATTCAATTACAGATGGCTAGTTGATGGCCCAAAATCGGGCTGGATGATCACCATTGATCAATGACCATCAGGGGTTGATCGGCGTTTAATTTTTTTGCGGTCAGCCTCAACAACAGCTAACAGTTGGGTGTAATGGTCGATACCTGCCAAAAAGGGCGAGAAAAACTCGCCCTCAAGGATTAGACCCATCTTGTCCAGCTTTCGGAAGGCTTGGAGTTCAGGGCCTGCCATTAGAACGGGATGTCTTCACTAACTGGCTGCGTGGCTGGGGCCTTGTGTGCGGGTGGGTTGATGTTGCCATACCAACCTTCATCATCTTCTTTGCCAGCCTTGGCATTAAACCCCGCAGAGATGGCAGTTACTGTTTTTACTTCTCTGGCCTCAAAGTCCCAAACCTGAATCTCCCTGTGTTTAGCCGGATCATCGGCAAGATTCATCAGGTGTTGGCAAAACGCCGGGATTGACTCAATAGGAATTTTCAGTTGCAGCCGTTTGCCGCCTGGGTTGTATTGATGGTCGGCGTCGTTTTGGTATACGTTCCATTTGCCAGGAGTAGGCAGCGCGGGATTGAAATCAGCCATAAATTTTGTCCGGTGTAATTGAATGAGCCAGCTCGTAGGCCAGCACGTCGTGGAGTTTGTATCTAATGCGAGGCAAACGCGGGCCAAAAGCGATAACAGGGGTTTTATAGAAAACAGGGCCTGTTCCGTTTTTTCGATACCTTGCCAAGGTGTTTGGATGTTTGCCCCAGCGTTTTGCTAGCTGCTGTTCAGTGAAAAAGGGTCCGGCGTAATCCGGGTCATAGACAGCCTCAGTCATAGTCATGCGGTTGCAGTTTTTGCAAACTGTTGTTTGCGTTCGTTTAGCAGTTTGATCAGTTCAGTTTTTTGAACGTCGGTCAGATTCATTTTTTGATTTTTGCCGTTGATGTTTTGGCGGATGCTGGCTTCAGCGGCTGCCCAATTGGTTTGAGGGCCAGCATTCATCAAGCCAGTTTTAGTCGTCCAAAAATCGCCAGATTGAACTTCCTCCTTTAATAGCTTTTCTGTGCGTTTGTATTCGGGGCTGGGTGTTGGCCGCGGCCTTTGGGCAGGTTCTGACCCACGGGTCAGGTTTTCAGCGTTCTCCTCCTTGTCATACAACGGCAATCCAAATTGATTGCCGAATGAACGTAAGGCTCGCTTGATCGCGTCGGTCTCCGCACCTTTGACAGCGTTTTCATGATCGTGACTGTTGTCACCTCCCCAACCCTCGCGGGTCACACCACCAGCGCGAACGCGAACGCGGGCAATGTAGGTGATTGGGTTTTCTTTTACACATTCCATATGAACGGTTTCGCAGCTCCAGCCATCAAATCCAAAAATTCGGTTGGCTTCGGCAATTGCGTGTTCACCAGAAATGTAATCAAGCGTTCGACCTTTAGCGCCTTTGCGTTTTTTGACGTTGTTGAGATCAAGCGGCGCAGCCAAAGCGTCTTTGGCGTCTTGATTTAAAAGAATCGTAGACATGTCCATCAGTTATAAGCCCATTGGGGCAGTGAAAGGGTTTGCGGTTGGAGCGGGGTATGACCTGGCCAATCATTAAAAACTCGACAGTTTGCGATTAGGTCTAAGGCCTTATGGCGTAGGTAACGGCCCTCTGCAATCGCGTCATCGTCAAGTTGATAAACACCGATTTGAAAAGGCGGCTCACGTTCAACGACCACAAAGACAAACCGTTTCATCTGAGACATCTCCAGATAATGAGCTGCCTGCAGGTGGTAAGAAAAATTGGCTACCTGTTTGACAAAGTTGGCTGGGCTTGCCCCACCAGCGGCCACCGTCTTGAGATCGACGATAGTGTCATCAGGTGTAATCCAATCCAGTCGAGCCTTCATAGGTAAGGCTGTTCGGTCGTCTTCGCTAAAAAAGGACTGCTCAGCCAAGCCATCAACAAAAAAACTGTTGCACAAAAGGTTGGCGCTGACGGCGTGATTCATACCCAGGGCCTTTTCGTACTGGCCCAGAGTGATTGGTTGCCGTCCGCTCTCTACGGCTTCCTTAGCCTCTTCCTTCCCTGCCTTGGTGTTGCGTGGGCCGCAAACCTTGTATGTGGCGTTGAACTTGTCAGGCTCAAGAATAAAAGCGTGGGCCAAGGTGCCTTCAATCATCTGAGGGCTGGGCTTCCGTTTAGCACGCCCGCCTTCATGCTTCATCCAGTGGAGAAGTTCAGGGGACTCCAGGGCCTGCTTCATATCGCTCTGGCTGTAGCCAGGGTTGCTGAAGTAATCGGTTTCAGAAACGTTCATTAAACGTCCTCTCGGCTCCAGTGGATAGAACCAGGGCCATACCTGCTTTCAAACTCAGGCCAAGCCCGCAACATCCTGCCCACGTTGTCCGGGTCCGCAACCAAACCAGCGGTGGCCAGTTTGCGAAAAAAATCGCCACCATGGATTTGGGCAATCTGGAACATGCGGAAGATTTCGCTTTGGGTCATTTCAGGCTTAAAGTCGGTTTGGGCAGACCCCAAAATCTCGACCAGGGGTGGTTGTAACACTGGGGTTTGTCCTCCTATTTGTTGAGTTGCTCGCAGGCGGCCTGCACGCCCAGGCGGCAGTCGCGTTCCGTCATCTGGTCAAGGGTGCCATTTAAAGAAATCCAGAATGCACCACCAAACAAGACAAACAAAGCGGCAGTAAACAATGGAGCAAACCACCGCGGGCTTTCAGGGTGGTGATACAGCTTGGTGCTTTCGTACTGCAATTTTTTCATTGGTTGAGAGGGGTAAGGCCCCCGGAGGGGCCGGGTAGGTCAAACGCGAGAAGACAGTTCGGCCTGGATCATTTCGACGTTTTCCAGAAGGCGTGCCTTACGGGCTGCGCTGTTGGTCAGCTCTGCCTGCATCGACATCTCGCAGGAGTTGTCCATTAGTTGCAGGGTGGGGATGGCTTTGCAGCGTTCGGGAGTCCAGAAGTTCATTGGGGTGGTTGCTTGAACTGAAACCAGTATGACCATGCCCTGGTGGGCTTGTTGTGCCTATTGTGCAGCTAGGTAAATTGGCATAAAGAGAGGCCCGAAGGCCTCAGATCTCAACAGCTCCGCCTTCTTTAAGACTTGACCACAGCATCCTGGCTTCTTTCTTGCTGAAGATGAAAGAACCAGCCCAGTCGAATTTTGACTTGATGCGGTGGTGACGAACGGACTTGCAAACGTTGACTTTCTCTTCACCGACCGAAAAAGCAAACTTCTGACAGTCGTCGAGGAGAAGGGTGTGAATGGCCATGGGGTGGTTGCCTGAACTGAGGTCAGCATGAATCAGGCTGCTGCCCATTTGCAGGGGATTGTGCAGCTATTTAGGGCGGCACAACCTAAGAGTGCAGGTTTAAGCCGCGCACATATATCGGCTGCACCCATCTCAAAACGCTTTGCCTGCGGCCTGCTCCAGCCCAGTAATGGTGCCAATGACCCCTGCGCCAGTGCGATTTAAAAACCCGCCTAGAGCTTTGGTCACTCAGCTGATCGCTTTGAACTGTTTTGCATTTGAAATTTTTACCAATCCAAGAGATTGGATATTTAGCCTTGATTCGTTTTCCGGCGTGTCTTTTGCCACTAATTGCATTTGGGAAAGGCTCGTGCTGTAAATAATTTTTTTCATAGTTATATATAAGAATTATATTTTTAATTAGATTTCTCATTTTGATCTGAGCTGAGCCAGGAAAAAGAAAATCAGTTGTTGCCTTTTGCGGAATGGTTGTCTGGCCAGGGCCGTTAAAATAAACCTCAGCAGTTTGATCTAAGGGTTCTGACCAGTCTATTCCTGCCCCAACAAGGGCACCTTTGCCACAGTTGATAAAGTACAAATCATAAAAATCATCTTTGCCTACAATCGTCATTTCTGTTTTGTAACCAAACACTCTGTTTGCAGTTGTCACGCCAAACTTATACCCTGCGTTTGATGTAATAAGAAAACAATCAAGGCCTAGATGTTTAAGTTCTAAAGTGTCTTTTAAAAAATTTACTGGCAAACAAATAAAGAAAGAATCAATAACTTTTTTTGGCACCCCCTGTGGCGGCACGTCTGTATTAGCCAAAGCCACTGCCATTTCTTTTGTTATATAATATGTTGGAATTTTTTTAAAGTAAGCAGTGGTAAGCATTGGGATTGAAAGGTTCATCCCAATCCTGCCTTTGTAAGGCCATAGAGCGGCATTTCTGTTTTCGATAGTTCCTGTGTCTTCAACAGTACAGGGCCGCAAATGCTCAAACACATAACGTGGCGTTATGTATTTGCAAAAAGCCCTTACTGTTTTTTGCCAGTCACAATAACCGCGGGGCGAGCTATACCTATCAATAAATCTCCTGTGAAATTTTGTAGTTTTGGCGTTGTGCGGATGTTCAATGTCTGCTGAATTTAAGAACGCTTGAACGCCTTCATCTGAAATCCTTATTGAACCTGCAAGGTTTTTAAGGACCGTGCTAATCGATGAATAGTAATCGCTCGTCATTGAGATTCCTCGGTTGACTGGTTTGTAGTTCCGTCAGTTGTGGCCGCGGCCTTCTTTGCCTCAAGGTCACTTAAAGCCTTTTTCCACATTCCATTGACTTCCTGCATGTGGGCATACCAATCCTTGGCTACCTGTGCCGATCTTGCCCTCTGCAACTCCTCCCATTCAGCAAGTTTTCTCTGCTTCTCAACCTCTGCGATTTGCTGTTGCTGTTTTCTCTCCTCACGAGCTTTGCAATGGTTCATGACGTGGCACAGCAGTTGCTTTGGGTCATAGATCACTTGCCCCTTCTTTTTGCCGTATTGGAAAAACCCAGACTTCAGAGGGCCACCTGTGCTCCATGGGAAATTTTTGCCATCCACCATTTCTTGGATAACGTTGTCACCAAGTTGCCTTTTTCCCTCAACAGTCTTGAACATTTTGTGATCAATAATGATTCGGCGCACTTCGCCAAATGCCTTTGAACTTTCAAGCCATCCTTGTTCCTTAAAAACTTCTAGCTTTGCGTCAAGCTCAGCTTTGGCCTGCTGCTTCCGCGCTGTTTCTCTGCGTTTAATTTCTTCCCGTACTTCGTCGGCCAGCCGCTCAAGTTCTGCGTCGGTCAGGTGCTTGAAGTTGCCGTAAGACTTTAGTCTGCCCGCACTCCTGCCAACAACCACTTGTGGCCGAACTACAAGTTGAGCGGCCTTTGCTTGCTTGAGGGTCTCTAGCTCCTGATGCCATTGCTCGTACTTGTCGGGGTCATGACCCATCTGGGTGATCTTGTCTTCAAGCCATGAGCGGCGCTTTTCAGTGTTTTCGTGCTCGCCATACATCGGATTGACGTATTTGCTCATTGAAGTTCCTCCCGAAGGTTTTCGATTGCGGCCAAAATTTCGTCGGCGCTTCCCTCGCCAATGTTGTTGATCAGCAGCAGGTCTCGTCGGGTCAACGTCATCACGGCCCCCACGTTTTTATAACCACGCCGCCATAAGGCGTTATGGGCACGAATCGTGAGCATTAGCCGCTGCAGTGGCATCTCGTGCAGGCTTTCTT